CGCGGCATAATTAGATGGCTAGAACAGGGGATATAAATCCGTTACAGAGGCAGCCCACAACTTTTGATTTTGCTCAGACTAATCAATTTAAAGTGTATCTGCCTATCTTTCCCACAATGCAATGGTTTGTGGTGCGTGCTAATATTCCTGGTGTTACACTAGGACAAACGGTACAAGCCACACCATTTACTGATTCGCCGGTGACTGGAGATAAACTCCAGTATGATGATTTTAATATGACATTTTTGGTTGATGAAAAGTTAGAGAATCTTATGGAGATTTATGCTTGGATGATGAATATAGGATTCCCTTTTAGTCGTAATCAGTTTAATAGATTGGAAAGGCCGGACAATTTGAACATGGATACAAAATCAGTATATAATTCTTCTGTGGGTAGAAATCTTCCAACAACAGATTCTAATTTATATACTGATATTCTTATGACCGTAATGTCCAGCAAGAATAATGCTGTAGCTAATATGGTTATTTACCGAGCTTTTCCTATTAACTTGAGTGGTATGGATTATAGTTCAGCTGAAAGTGATACAACATATGCTGAGTGTACAGTAACATTTGCTTACCAGTGGTACGATATAGAATCTGTATAAATAAAAATAGAAGCAGTGTATGTCCTCAGTATTGGATATAATCTTCTAGACAATATTATTATTAAAGTAGAAGTATATTATAGCTAAATGCATGCAATTAAAGGCGCGAGAGACCTCTGGCTGCTTCGCCTTTTTATATTATGGACTTTGAAGAATTACGAAAGCAAATTGATATTGATTTGAGGATAGATGATACTGAGTTGGATTTAGAAAGTATCAGGACTCCGCAGATACACAACAAGTATTTGCAATTATACACCAAGTATTCCTTACAACTCAAGAAAGCTCGCGACGATTACAATTCTTTGTATCGGACCAAATGGGAGTATTATACAGGCAAAGCTGAGCCTGAGGTGTATAGAGAAAATCCTTTTGACATAAAGGTACTCAAAGCTGATGTGGGAATCTACCTCAACTCTGATTTGGAATTACAACAACAGAGTCAGAGAGTAGAATATGTAAAACAATATGTAGATTATTTGGAAAGAATACTACGAGAGATAACAAATAGAGGATTTCATATAAACAACACCATAAAGTGGAAGCAATTTCTGCATGGTGAGTGATAGTGGAAAAAGTAATACTTGAAAAATTTGATGAAGCATATCTCAGGATTAAATGTGAGCCTGGAGTCAGTAAGGAGTTATCTGACTTCTTTACATTTACCGTGCCGGGAGCGAAATTCATGCCATCCGTCCGACGAAAAATATGGGACGGAAAAATCAGACTATATTCTGCTGGTACTGGTAAAATCTATCTGGGATTATTACCTTATGTATGTAAGTATCTCAAGGATCAAGGATGTAAAATCTCCTTCAGTGACAACCTTACCCGTCCACCAAAAATTAATAAAGACCTCGCGACAAAGTTTATCAGGTCTTTACAAACGGGTGACCTCAAGGCAAGAGAATATCAAATAGATGCCATACTCAATGTAATAGAGAATGAGCGAGCACTGATATTATCTCCTACTGGTTCAGGTAAATCATTTATCATTTATGCCTTGGTCAGGCACTACATAGACTACCTCATATTCACCAATGGTATCCCAGGCAATAACCGGATACTGATAGTCGTACCTACAACCAATCTTGTCGAGCAGATGTATACAGATTTTGCTGATTATGGTTGGACTCCAGATAAACATTGTCATAAGCTATATGCAGGTTCAGATAAAGAAACAGAGAAAGAAGTTATCATATCCACGTGGCAATCCATCTACAAACTGGATAAAAAATACTTCAGTCAGTTTGGTGCTGTGATTATTGATGAGGCTCATTTAGCTAAGGCAAAGTCATTGACCGGCATTATGACCAAACTGAACCATTGTAGATATCGTATTGGGCTCACAGGCACATTAGATGGCACAGAGATTCACAGATTAGTATTAGAGGGTTTGTTTGCGGTACATAAACAAGTCACAACCACCAGCCAGTTGATAGAAGATAAACATTTATCCAATCTAAACATACAATGTCTGGTATTGAAACACCACCAAAGTAAAAGATTTCTTATGCCTTATGAAAAGGAAGTAGCATTTCTAGCTGAAGATGAGTCCAGAAATAAATTCATATCTAAACTGGCATCTACTCAGGAAGGCAACACTCTGGTGCTATGTCGTTTTATCAGACAATTAGAGCTGCTGGAAGAGCTCCTCTCAACCACAGATAGAGAAGTTTATATGGTGTATGGTAAGACACCTGTAGACGACCGAGAGAAGGTGCGTCAATTGGTAGAGTCTGGTGATGACATTATCGTGTTAGCATCTTATGGTGTATTTTCTACTGGTATCAACATCAAAAGACTACATAACATCGTGTTTGGCTCACCTTATCGTAGTCAAATAAAAGTCCTACAGTCAATAGGTAGAGGACTAAGGACTTCAGATGATAAGGAGATTCTAAAAGTGTTTGACTTAGCGGATGATTTAGTGTATAATGGTAGAGATAACTACACAATTAAGCATTTTAGAGAAAGAATAAAAATATATGCTGAACAGGACTTTTCATATGATATTGTCCAGGTAACACTAAAGAGATAAATAAACCGTGGAAGAAATAGCAAATATTGAAACACAAGCAACACCAACACCATACAAAATACTAAAAATGGTGAATGGGGATTCGGTTCTCTGTAAAATACTACAGGAATCTGATAACGCTATTGTAATAGAATGTCCGATGAATATAGTAAAATCTACTATTACGGATAAGACTCATCATGTAGTAGAGCATACTGGTTTAGAGCGTTGGATTAATTTTACTAAAGATATCAGTTTTATTATAGATAAAGAAAAGATAATGGCTTTTGGTGATCTAGCACCTGAAATCTTATTGTATTATAAAATGGTATCTTCCAGAGTAAAGGCTGAGATAGAAGAAAATAAAGATGATGACATGGATGAAACACAGTTTCTACAGAAGATGGAAGAAAATGCTAGAAGGGTTCGTGATTTACTTGGAGTTTCTGATAGAGAAATGGAGATGGAAGAGCTGTTTGGTGAACTGAATGAGGAAGATGTAGAAGCTAGAATAACACACCAACCTACTAAAAGGATTCTTCATTGAGCGCTATACCTATCTTTGGCTCAAACACTGCTGTATATTATACCATATAAAAATATATAAGTCAAGCATAAATGGAAAAAGGTTTGAATATAATTTCTATCACGGATATCATAGAGCAAAAGGTCCGTAAGCAAAAAGAGTTAGATTTTTATAATTCTCAATTAGAAGAATTACAACGTAAGAAGTTTTGGATAGAAAAAGAAATACATATGGCGGAGTTCATTATTGCTGCAGTGAATAAAGAAATATCACCACAAGCTTTTGTACAGGCATTGATAGAAGCTGAATTAGGTACTGATGATGAAAAGTCTTGACTTTAAAAGATAAAGCGTATATAATAATAGATGTCTAAACAAAAAGGCATTTATGAAATGAAGAAGTATGTATATGGAGCCGGCCCGATTGCCGGATTGAATGAAGATGAAGCAACAACTTGGCGAAATAATGTAGCTAATAGGCTGCAAGATGCTAGTGATGGTAAGATTATTTTAATATCTCCATTGCGTTGTGAACCATTACAACCGGGTATGGTTTATGCCGATGATGGTGCAACAGATAAGATGTGGAGTGATCCTCGTGCTATTAATGCTAAGAATTGGTTGGATACGGAATCATCTGATTTAGTATTAGCATATCTTCCCAAAGAAATGAATGACCGAAGGCCCAGTATAGGGACTATCATAGAAATAGGTTGGGCAATTGGTTTGAAGAAACCATTGATAGTTGTTTCAGACGATAAACAAGTAATGGAACATCCACTAATCAAATGTAATGCAGCATGGCGTTTAGATAATTTAGACGATGCTGTAGAAGTTATCATTGGTTTGTTTGGGGATTATGTTTCATATGGAGACACCTATGGCAACACTAAAAGAAAAACGAGCTAAACCGCACTATGTGAATAATAAAATCTTTCTACAAGCAATGATAGAGCACAAAGAAGCAGTAAATCAAGCCGAAGCAGCAGGGGATCCCAAACCTAGGGTTCCTAATTATATTGGAGAATGTTTTTTAAAGATAGCAAATCATTTATCATATAGACCTAATTTTATTAATTACACATATAAGGATGATATGATATCTGATGGTATTGAAAATTGTCTCCAGTATATGGATAATTTTGATCCCGAAAAGTCTAGTAATCCATTTGCTTATTTTACCCAGATTATTTACTTTGCTTTTATTAGACGAATAACTAAAGAAAAGAAACAATCAAAAATTAAAGAGAAGCTTTTAAAGTCATCTAATATTGAAGATATGATAACTACACAAATACATGATGATGAAAGGGAATATCAACAACAATTTTTAGATTATTTAAATAAATATAATTTTAGTGATGACTAGTGGTAGATGAGAGTAGCAATAATAAGCGATACGCACTTTGGCGGAAAGAATGATAATATTAGTTTTGCACAGTTCCAAGCCCAGTTTTACGAAGGTATTTTCTTCCCAACACTTAAACGGGAAAAGATTACAACAATAATCCATTTAGGTGATGTATTTGATAGAAGGAAATATTCAAATTTTAATAGTTTAAAATTAGCAAAGGAAATGTTTTTTGAGCCTGCAAGGCAATATGATGTTCATATGTTAGTTGGCAACCATGATTGTTATTATAAAAATAATAATGAAGTAAATTCAGTATCATTAACTTGTGCTGAGTATGATAATATTAAAATTTATCCGGATATTCCTGAAGTTATTTCTTTTGATGATTTAGACATACTTATGATTCCTTGGGTAGCATCTGGACATTATGCTAAAGCTATGCATAAAATAAAAACAGCAAAAGCAGATATTGTAATGGGACATTTAGAAATACAAGGTAGTGAGATGTTGCCTGGTTTTTATTGCAACCATGGATTTGAAAGATCAGATTTTAAACGATATGAACGAGTATTTTCTGGTCATTTTCATCAACAACAGGATGACGGCCACATTCGTTATCTTGGTGCGCCTTATGAAATGTTTTGGAATGATTGGAATACTAAAAAAGGATTTCATATCTTTGATACTTCTACAAGAGAAATTGAATTTATAGAGAATAAACATAAATTATTTAAGAAAATATATTATGATGATACGAAAGAGGATTATTCCAAATTAGAACTTTCTGATTATGCTGAATCTTATGTAAAAATTATAGTTATTCATAAAACAGATTTTTATACCTTTGATAGGTTTATAGATCGGTGTTATGATGAAGGAAATTTCTTTGAGTTAAAAATTGTAGAAGATTTTAGCGATCTGGATCCTAATTCTATAGCAGACAGTGAGTTGGAAGATATCGAAGATACTATGTCGCTTTTAGAAAAATATGTGGATGAAATAGATAGTAAATCATTGAACAAGAAAAAACTCCATAGGCTGTTGAAGTCATTGTATGTGGAGGCAAGTGAAGTTGAATGATTATCTTTAAAAGCGTAGAGTTTCGCAATTTTTTATCAACAGGTAATACACCTACAGAAATCCAATTAGACAAATATAATATAACATTAATAATAGGCGAAAATGGTTCAGGTAAGTCAACTGTATTAGATGCATTGACTTTTGGTTTGTTTGGGAAGGCTTTCCGAAATATTAAGAAGGACCAATTAGTCAATTCGGTTAATGAGAAAGATTGTAGAGTAGAAGTAAAATTTAATATAGGCCGGACTAAGTATCATATAATCCGAGGCATCAGACCAAATCGGTTTGAAATTTATAAGAAAGGTAAGATGATAAATCAAGATGCTAGCGTGCGGGACTATCAGCACCATTTAGAAAACAACATACTCAAATTAAATTACAGATCATTCACACAGGTAGTTATTCTTGGCTCATCATCCTTTATTCCGTTTATGCAATTAACGCCTGCTCATAGGCGTGAAGTGGTTGAGGAGATTTTAGACATTAAGATATTTTCTTTAATGAATTATATTCTCAAGTATCGTATTAAGGAAATGAAAGAGAAGCAGAGAGATATTACTCATGAGTTTAATTTAGTAGACACCAAAATTAGTATGGCTGCAGACCACATATTAAAGACTAA